GCTTTACCTGCCAGCACGGCGTCCATCTTAGTACCGCCTTCATGGTAGGCGGCGACGGCTGTAGCTGCGTCATGGTACTTGTCAAGATAATACTTCAATAGGCGCATGCCACCTGTAGCGTTTTGCGTCATATCATTGTAATTTACGCCCAGTCCGCGCGCAGTAGAGGCCGTTAACTGGCCTATACCATAGGCCACGGGTTTTCCGTTTTTATCGTAAGAAGTTTGCAGTCCACCCTGAGCATTAAGCTGAGACTCGCCACTTTCTTGCCTAAATAAAGCGTGAGCTAATGAAGGGTCTACTCCCAGTGAACTTGCAAGGCTTTGAATTAGTGATCTACCTGCTGCGGCAGAGCGCGGATCAGGCCCGCCACGCGCAATGTCTTCAGCGGCGCCACCTAATAGATGCCCCGCTGTAACTCCCAATCCAACACCTAACGGGCCACCAAACATACCCGCAACTCCGCCAGCTATTTCTGCGCCCTCTCTCACAGTAATAGAAGCGCCCGCGTCTTTCAGTTCATCCAGGGCCTTACTAGGATGAAAATTACCAGGTAGCAAATAACTTGCCGCCATGCTGAGATGGATTATTAGTTTTTCAACGTCGGACATCAACTGCGCCAGTTCACTAAATCCTCCAGACACGTCCTGCAAAGCAGCGGCCATGTGATCAAAATTAGCTGTAGTGCCTATGATGGAAGTATCTCCGGTGAAGAGACCTACTAAATTAGTGAATAGTACTGCAGCTTCTTTTATTGCCTCGCCGGTACTACGAAATACAACTTCTACATCTCGCCAAATAGGCATAAAATCACGCACTATGCGCTGAGATATTTCAGGTAAATTGTGTGTTACCCAGGCGTTGAATTTCTCCAATTTCTGCAGTAATGTATCTGGGCCTAACCCGAGAGCCTTCATAAAGTCCTGAACGACGTGCATTCCCAGGTACTTTACCTCAACCTCCATACGGGTAAATTCAAACCTTATGTCTCGAATCTTACGCATCTGATCTTCAAAATCGCCAGCAGGAGCCATGGCGCGCTGGTCGGCAATAAGTTGCCTAGTGCGCGCGCGCAACTCAGGGTCCCAGGACAAATTTTCAAGGGGTTGCCCCAGGGCGTCCATGGCAACCTTTAAGGACCGCGCTGCATCCTTGCTCATGTACATGTGCATAGCGAAGAGTCGATACTCTTGGTCGGCATTCGCTACCTTGTCTACTAAGCCAAGGGCCGCACTACCGATAGCCGCAAACCCGCTTACTATCTCTGTCTGAGCTTTGAAGAACGACCCCGTCATGGCTAGGGCATTAGAGCTGACGCCCTGCGTCGCCTCGCGCAGGGCGTTATGGAAGCGCGCCATGCCGCTAGCATCGACGACGGACCCTAGCTTAATAAGATACTCGTCAAGAATGTTGGGCATTAGACTCCTTCCATGCGACGTACCGCTCAGTGTTTTCTTCTTTTACATCGAGAAACTCAAGCACGTTACACAGATCTAGCACATCGTACGTGCCGTCAAAGGTCTCGTGTTGACGCCATAAGCCCGCTGCCACGGGCCGCCATAATAGCGGGTCCAGACTCGGAAAAGCCACCGGGTCATAAGAATCCTCTAAGCCGTGACCGGCCCGCTCCCTGCCAAAAAAGATTGGAGGTTGAATACTAACGCCTCGACCATTAAGCGCGTCACCAGCATAAGGTCGTCAGCAATTTCTGGAGCGGCCCACTGGCCTGAGTCGGTCATGATGGGGATGGGAGCAGAAATACCGCCAGCGTCCTCCATGCGCGAAATGACTTTCAAAGAATTTGTTTGGATAAACTCGTAATCTTTGAAGTCTAAGTGCATAAAAGCTATGCCGCACAGGCCGCGCAGTTTTTCTTCGGCGGACTTTTCTTCTTCAGTCTTTACGGAAGATTCTTCAGCGACATCGTCCGGCATAGATTGGCGTGCCTTAAAACAAGCTGCCATGAGAAGTTGCCAAATGTAACTTCCCACGGCGGCCGTCATCCGTCTTACCTGGTAATTCTGGTCGTTCACAATTACTACGGTTGTCCTTGCTCCCTGCTGCATGTCCTTGCTCCTTTGTTACTGGTTAACAATGTTGGCAGCCATAAGTTCCCACGTAACGCGCTGACCCGCCGCATGATACGGCTTGTCAGGAATCTTGTTGAAACTCACGCCAGTAAGATTATGGATGCTACCATCAGCCACTGTGCGAAAACTCAGTGTAGTCGCGGCCCACCCACTGACGTTGCCTGATTCAGCCGCAGTTACAGCAGAATTATACAACGCCAGCAGATCATGGTGAAGATTACTAGTCTGTTGTACCTCAATATTACACGCGCCATTGTCGCCAGCTAAGTAGCTCGGCATGACGACACCGTCGGCTGCCACGTCGTGCGCGGTACGGGCCGTAGCCATAGTAATAGTGATTTGGCCCAGGCCTACATTACCGCCCGTAAGAGTGATAGAAGTTCCAAAGACGTCATTGGTAAGCACACCAACCAAGTCTTTGAATGAATAGGTAGTGCTGATAGCGCTCATCAATTATCTCCTTAAAGTTGTGCGTAGACTCCGATGACGAGCGACTGAACAGCCCCCGCCGTAGTAATGAGGCAGTAAATCGGCATAGCCTTACCCGCTGCTCTATCGCCTGAGGATTGTGTCGCATACGACGCAGCCAGGTTCAAATAACCATTCGGTATAGACGTAGAGTCAGTCACCGAAGTGGACCCAACGGTGACTGTTTTTCCAGTCCAAGTAGCCGCCGCTAAAAACCCGATGTCAGCTAGGTATTTGCACGCCGTATCTGCCGCGTTGATTAGCAGATGCTCGCCAGAGTTAGTCTGAGGAACGGCAGTGTTTGAACTCAGAACGTTCAGCTCATCAATCTGCAAGTTATTAACCAGCATGGCCAGGTAAAGCCACAAATAAGATGGCGCGCCGTTAGACGTGAATCCTGGCTCAAACATAGTGTAAGGACTAAAATTACACTGAGCATTAAACCCAGAAGATACTATGTTGTCATACTGTGTCTGGGTAAGAGGCTCGGACGCTATTCCCTCAATAGTCTTATGCGCCGTAGTGAAGAAACTGCCGGACAGTCCTGTATTCAGCCCCATCTCTATGCCCATTGCGCCTGCCGCCGCATAGACGTTATTAGGGTAGAGACCACTCTGCGTAGTGGAGTACGTGCCTAGAACACGATACTCAAGAGTCTGCAGCTGAAGTGCTAAATTGTCAGCCGTGCCGTTGGGAATTCCGCTGTCGGCAGACCATGGATAGTAGCGCGTGGTCTGCCAAATAGCGTCAGCCCAGGCGCTTAGCACTAAGTTATCTGCCGTAGTTGGCTGATTAACCGCCAGTCCGTACCAAGTAGCACTGGCGGCACGGCACGCCTGAGCGGCCTGCAAGAGCGACTCGCCCACTGCCGTGATGTTCACCGTAAGGCCGCTCCCTGAACCGCTGGTAGTAGTGGCCAAGCCCGTGCCCGTAGAGTACGCAGTACCTTGGTTGCCTACAGTAGTGCCCATGGTAAGCACCTGGCCTGCCGTGCCTACTGTTAGTACTGACAGCGTGCCAAATGATGCGCCACCCTGAATTACCGTGACCGTATCGTGCACGGCGTAACCTCTGCCAACGGCCCCAACACTAGTTTGGGCTGCCGTCACCGTAGTGCTCGCAGCAGCAGCTAACACTACATGAGTAGCATCGGTGTACGTAGCTACGGTAGTGACGAGGTCTGCACCTGCCGCTCCTGCGCCGACCACACAGACTGCCAGGCCAACGTCAGCGGATGTAAAAGCCGCAGTCAAGGACGATAAAATTGAAGCGGTGGCAGTAATAGCACCATCACTTACCGTCCTGCCGTTCGGCACTGCCGTTTGAATGGCGGTGGCATCTTGCCGGCCGATCCACAAATATTGAGCGACAGGCGATTGAGAAAAGTAGATTTGAGCCGCAATGTACTCAGGATTAGCCGAAGTAAAGCCGTCACTAAGCAACCCGTCTAGACTCGTGTAACGCCGCAAACGCGGATTAGTTCCATAAGAAGGAATGATAGTGCTAGGGCCTATGAACAACCCCTGGTTGAAGCTGTTAGCCGACGCCGCGCTGGGCGACACCGTAACAGAAATGTCCACAATATTTGATAAAGCCAGCGGTTTCGACATCGTAATACGCTCCTATGATTTTGTAACTGTGAAATCCGCTACCGGATCAGCGGGTGATTCGTCATAAACTTTGACTTCTACGCTCTTAGCGTAACCGCCCGTGGGAGTGGTAAGCGTCTCAGTAATGGCCTCGTAGAGATCTACATGAAAGTCGGACCGCGCCCACCACTCTGCATCTATGTTTTCTGGCGCGTAGGTAGGCTCTGGAGGATCTGGCAGAGGATAGAGATTTGAGGCGTTCAGCACAGTATTGAAATACTCTAAAAACAAGGCCGACTTAACTAACCGAAGATTATCAGCGGCATTAGGGCCGTAAGTGCACCAGGCTACTTGCCAGCCACGTGTGTAGCTCCACGTCTCGGTGACTGGCCCGGTTCCTGACAGGAACTTATCTCGAATGCGGGCGTAGTCCGTGTCATGAGTAACGCTCTGAACGTAACAAACATCTTCAGACGGTAAGGAGGAAAATGGCTGTCCCTGTGTAGGCCAATTCACGCGCACTCGAGAGAAGTTAGTGGGCGACATACCTAACACCTGTAACGTCCACGCCTGGATGACAACGTTCATTTGAGCGACTGTTAAGGCAGTGGAGGCTAGTATCTGGCCGTTAGGAAACGTAGTGGTGGTCATCTCAAGCCGCCCTCAACTGCGTGGCTAGGGCTTTCCAATAGCCAGAACCGTCTTCGTAGTAAGTTTGCAGCACACGATGCTGGACGTCTGCGTAAACTAAAATATCGCTAGCGCCCGTCGTGTTCGTGGTGTAGATAGGCACCGTGCTCCAGAAGGAGCGAATGTTACCGATGCGGTCAGCTTCTGGCAGCATGGTAATTTCCTTGAGGCTGGCCTGCTGAACTGGACCGAACATCAAGATGGAAGACACCACGGTTTTATATCCGCCTGCTACAAACGTGCCATCACTGCGCAAGATAAACCACGGCTGAGGCGCAATCATGTCAGGATCGCTGACCACTTCACGAACTGAGATCATGAGTCACTCCTCTTTCACGAGACCAATAATAGCCGCACGCATGGCTCCAGTGTCGATGCCAGGACGGTCGCTGCCCTTAGCCTTAATGGTAGAGGGAGCATTGGGAGCCCATCCATTGGTCTTGTCCGTGAATATCTTACGTGCCGCGTTCTGCCCGGCCAAGGCAGCGCGCTTCATCTTCTTTACAGCTAAGTCATGGTTGCCGTCTAAAGACGCCTTAGTGCTGTCAGCCAGTTCACGTCCGATGGTGCGTTTAGCGTCTTCAGTTTCTACGGCAGGTTCAAGCACAGGGCGTGGGGGCTGGTGATGAAGAGGCGAACCTTTGCTGAAGATAAAGAGTAACTCAGCATTATTGATATCTTCTGTCGCGGCCTTGGTGAGCCGCGCTTTCTTACGCTTGCCCTTTACCTTACCGACCATCTCAAGTAACTGTGCTGAGCGCTTAGTTCCCTCCGCCGGGATGCCGACGTAAGCCGCGAGCTTGCTTAGCCCAGCTAGGCGCTTAGTTAGCGCCGCCACGCCAGACTTACGAGCGACGGTAATTTCTGGACCGGTCATCGTATCAGTACTGGCCCAGAACCAACCACGCGGGCAAGTGTCGCAAGCTGCTGCCCGTAAAGCGTCAAGTTCCAGGCAGCCCAGTCTTCTAAAGCATTTAGTACCTGGTAGCCTACCGACACATCGCCTACCGACTTACTGGTCTGGATGCCAATAGCCAATCCCTGCGCCGCTACTTGCGCGCCGCTACTCACGCCAGACTGTAAGGTCTCCGTCTGCACCAGCCACGTAGCGTAGAGTTGATCTGTGACAACAGTCGGTTCTACCAATGTGATAGTAACGCCGTCTAAGGAATAATCGGTAGCGGGCGTGAGATAAGATCCGTTCTTAGTGAACGTACTTAACGCTCCTCCTGGAGGGGCTACGCTCAGGGTGTAAACGGACCCTGGCGTTAGCCCGCTAGGAACCTCGCCGTGCACCGATGTACTTAGGGCGTAACTTACTTCCGCCGAATCGCTCTTGGCATAGAGCGTAAGATAGTGCGCTACGAACCACGCCACGGCAATAAACCAACTATCCTCCCAGCGAGCCTGAACTAAACTTGCCAGGGCTAAGTTGATATAAAGCTGCACCACAGCCATGGGCACGGGTGGTTTCTCATAAACCTGTAGCAAGCTGCCTGTGCCGTCAGACAAGGCAGGCTGGTTCACCGTAATGGAACCCGTGCCTATACCCGTAATCACCGTGCCCTTGGCCAAACCAACACCCTGTAAAAACTGCCCGTAGCCTAGCCCCGTCGTGTCGGTCAGTGTTATGACGTTGGACCATGCCGTGATAGTAGTGCTAGCTACGGACGTAGGAGCGCCAAAAAACTTAGGATAGACGGATAGGAAGTCGTCCAGAGCATACGGCGGATTTTGGCCGAAGATGAAACCAATGGAGCCTCCCCAACCGCACGTGGAGAAGAACGAATGTTCTGCTCCCCACGCCGTCTGGAGCCACGCATCAAAGTCCGGCCAATTTCCGCTCATACTAACACTCTCCTGTTACTGCGCCGTGATGGTAGTTTCGATCAAACCGGCCGGGCCGTCAGCCTTCTTTTTCCTACGGCTGCGAGCCTTAGGCGTGGCGCTGTCGTCTTCGTCCTTCGGGGCTTCGTCCTTCGGGTCTTCGTCCATCGGGTCTTCGTCCTTCGGGTCTTCGTCCTTCGGGTCTTCCGCAGGAGTTACCTTAACAATCACAATGGTGGGCTCGGGCGGCGTCAGGTTGATGATGC